GCCGCGCGCGGGGCGCCCCCGCGGGCACCCGGGGGCGGCGCGGTTTTTGCTGGCCCGGGCGGTCAGAAGTGATATAAAGTGCCGTTGACTAGGGGAAATGCTGGGACAGATGGGGTGGTCCGGGTGGGCCACGTGGGCCAGTAACGCCTGGACTAGGGGAAACGCGGGGGCCCGGTGTATAACGCTATACGTTTGTTGCGTATAGCTTACGTTCGGGTCGGGTCAGGGCCGGGGACGGGCCCCTTTCCGTGGCCGTGGGCGTGGGCGTTGGTCGGGGCAGGTCGGGGGCCGGGGGCGCGCCCCTTAGCGGTCGGGTCGGGCGGGCGGGCGGGCGGTGCGCTGCAGGCGGCGCGCCTGGCGGTCGGCGGTACGGGGGTCGGCGGGCGGGGACCCCTGGGCGGTGAGCATGGCGCGCGTGATGGGATCTCGGGTCCGGACTGTTCGGCCGTCCGGCAGGACATGGGCAGTGGTGTGGGGTCGGGCCGGGGAACGACGGGAGCTAGGGTGCGGGGCGGTATTGCGGCGTGGCATGGCTGGATTCCTGTCTGTTTGGGCGCGTGCTGCGCTGTGGGGTGGGGGCCGGTAGGGTAGTAGCTGCGGGGTGTTGGCGCGCGTTAGAGGGGCAGATAGAGGGGTCTCGTGGAACGTAGAGAGACCGGGCCCCTTGTGTGGGGCCCGGTCTCGTGGGGTCAGAAGTTGAGGCTTGCGTAGTGGGCGTTGCGGTGCGCCACCCAGGTGATGGCTTGCAGCTCGTGAGGGTAGAGGGATCGGGTCGTCTGGGTCGGGTGCGGGATGAGCCGGGCGGTAGAGCGGTAGACGCTGGCGGCGTAGGTGTAGGCGCCCGGACGTTCCAGGATCTTCGCTGCAGGGGTGGTGGCGAACAGTCGGGTGCCTGTCAGGATGTCGATGGCGTGCCGGTCAATCGTGACCGGGCCCGGACGGTCCGGACGGAGGATGTTTGCGTAGAAGGACCGGACCTTTCGCCCACGTAGCACGTCCTCCGGCCGTGCCCCGTGGTAGATCCTCACTGCCTTGTCGTAGGCGTCGGCGAAATGTCCCGGGTTGGTGTCGGGATCGGTGCACAAGTTGGCCGCCAACTGCAGGTTGGTGAGCCACCCCGTCTGCGGGGATAGAGCAGCGATGATGCCTGCGGCCTGAGCGAGGGTGATGCTGTGGAGGGTGGCTAGCTCGTGGGCATGGGCGTTGGCTGTGAGGTACCAGGCGAGACCTTCGGTGACGTCAGCGTCCGTGGCGTCGGCCAGTGTGCGCAAGACGTTCGCTGTCGGGTCGCTGTCCGGGCCCGTGACGTGGGACAGTAGGGCGTCGGTGGCCTGGCGGATACTGCGCTGCCGTTGTGCTCGCCGGGCCGGGGTGGGGGCGGCTAGAGGGGTGAGGAAGGACATGGGAATTTCTCCTATCGGGTGGGGTGGCAGTAGGCAGATGCCTACATGAAAGAGACCGGAGCGCCTGAGCGCTCCGGTCTCGTCATGTGGGCACCGCTAGCGCGCGGTGTGTAGGGGGAACGTGGGGCCGACCAGGGTAGGGAACTCGTCGGCACGCTTGTGATGGAGCAGACAGCCGATGGCCGTCTGGCCGTGCGCTGCAGCGATGCCGCGGACGAAGACTCGGAACGCATCCAAGGATCGACAATCCCGGAGATCCCGGTCGGCGCGCTTGGCATGGCGGATCTCCGCGACGATGACCCCTGAGTGTTCGGGGACTCCGTCCCACTCGCCGATCAGGTTGGCATCCGAGTAGATCGTCGCATCGAAATAGCGCAGTTGGCGCAGTAGATCGGCGCGGATGCGGTCTCGGACGGAGGGGTCCGGATCGCCGAACGTCAGTGTGACCGTGGTCGGTACGAGAGGGGAAAGGTTGCGCATGGTCGGATCTCCTCGGGGGTGATGGGGTACGTGCACCCTACGGCAGGACATGGGGGGAAGTGAAGTCTACGGACGTGATTCTTAGTGTGACGTGTGGCGCAGTTTCTGACGGTCCGTCAGACTTTCCCCTCACCCCCGTCATGCGTTACGCCTGCGTCGTGTATAGCGTAACGTGGGGCATACGGCGTTAGGCACCCCTAACTATCTAGATGTTTCGCCCACGAGCGCGCGCATTTCCCCTTGTCCAGACGTTTGTGCAGACGGGCGGGTGCATACTCGTGACGCGAGTGTTAGTAGTTGCACCCCCCAACTATTGACTTAGTCAACGAACGTGTGTGCGAGTGCCCGACCCACCCCCCACCCCCACCCCCCACCCCCCGCGCGTGTACCCCCCGGGGTAGTAGAACCTGGCGACCTCCCCCAACCGAGAGCCCCTGACCCCCCTCCTGGCGTATATCAGTTGCACTCGCAAGCGTCTGTGCTACCCTGCGGGCATGTACAAGTCGCAGCAGGTGACGGCCACAACCGCCGCAGCCCAGATCTCGCTCGCCAACGACAACGGCCACGCCGAGGCCCCGAAGGTGGTGTCGCTGTACACGACCGCGGCCGATGTGTACATCGGCGGCGTGGGCGTCACGGCAGCCACCGGGTTCCTTCTCCCTGCGAGCATCCCGTTCAGCCTGGCCAACGTGGCCGGCGAGGATCTGTACGTCATCAAGGGCGCGGGTTCCGGCACGGTCCACGTGCTGGAGAACCTGGCCTAAGGCGCGGCAGCCTCCGATGCATCCCGCCTACCCGCCGCACCCGGCCCTGCTCCCGGCCGCGGGCCTGGCGCAGGTCGCGTACAACAAGGCCGTGTTCGGGCTCGATGCCCGCCGCACGCCTGGCGGGCTGTCCACGAACGTCATCCAGGACCTGTCTGCGAACGCTCTGCGTACGGCGTCGGGTACGACGGGTTCTGCGGCGATCGTGCAGGACGGGCGGGGCGGGAAGGCGCTGCGGGTCCACGGGGGCACCCACGTCCGACCGTGCCAGTCGAGCGTCCCTGCGGGGATGCCGCTCGGCGGCGCTATCGAAGTCGAGTTTCGTTGGCCGACCGGCAACTTCGCCAACTTCGGGGCGATCATCTCGGAAGACACAGCCGCCAATCCGAACCGACGCTGGCAGGTGTACACGTCTAGCGGCTCGTCCAGTATTGCCTTCGCCGCCTACGACTCGTCGGGTAACGTACAGGTGAGCGGCGTCAGTCCTGCGATCATGAATGTCACTCAGGGGAACTGGTGCCGCATTCGCCTTGAGGTGACAGAAACACCTCCTGGGACCTTGACGTACAAGTGGTACACCTGGGAAGCGGGGGCCTGGTCGCTGAAGTCAACGCAGACCGACCCGATGAATGCTGGCGGTTGGAACACCACGTCCACGGCGAAGTTCGCGGTCGGGGGCTTAGACAGCGCTGGAGCGGGGGCGGCCTTTTCTGATCTGATCGGCTGGGCGCGAGTGCTCGACGCCAGCAACAACGTGCTGGCGGAGTTCAACCCCTCCCGCGACGCCAGCTTCTCCAGCCTGTCCTTCGTTTCCTCCACGACCGGCGAGACGTGGACGGTGACGCCTGGCGGTTCGGACAACTCCGATCCGCTGTGGTTGCCGTACGAGGGCGAACGGTACGTCCATATCCCAACGGGAGCGTCGCAGAACAATCTCAGCGTCGCTCATGCCGCCAACCAGATCCCAACCGACGATCTGGATATCCTGGTTCGCGTCCGACTCCCCGCCTGGTCGGGATTGTCGGCAACGCAGATCTTCGGGCAGAAGACGGCCTTTGCTGACCCTGACCGGTACTGGTTGGTCGGAGCATTGACGACTGGCCTGCCTCGTGCCCAGATTTGGCCAGCAGGCACGACAGCCTCTGTGCTCGACCTGGATGCGGCAACGAATCTGGCGACGGCTGGGCTTGTCGGCGGCACGACCTACTGGCTTCGCTTCACGCTTGATGCGGATGACGGTGCAGGGAACCGCGTTCACGAATGGTTCTACGCCCCCGACTCGACGTCGATTCCGACGTCGTGGACGTCGCTGGGCGGGGCGACCGTTGCCGGTGCGATCACATGGACCGCAGCGGGGACGGCCCCCATCTACATGCCAGCGAACGCTGCATCTCCCGCCCAGGACTTGTTCAGGTTCGTCGTGCGCCATTCGATCGACGGGGCCGCTGTTCTTGACTGGTCCGCCACGGACCCCGTCAACGCCACCCACACGTCGTTCACGGCCTCCACGGGTCAGACGGTGACGGTCAACCGTGCCACGTCGGGCCGCAAGACGGCGGTGGTCGAGGCGAACAAGTGGTTGCTGGGCACCGACGATTACATCGAGGTGGCCGACAACGCACTGTTGGATTTGGATGCTGCCACGGACTTCACCGTGCTGTGGGTCGGGCGGAACTTTGATAACTCTCCAAATGCGTCCCTGGTGACAAAGCGCAACACGATTGCATCTGCCGACACGATTGCTGGATGGCAACTCAGTCAGGCAACTCAAGCGTCTGGCATCAATCGAATCTTCATCGCGCGCGCCGACGGCACGGCCTATGTGGTAACGAACGCCCCAAACATCGGATGGACAGCTGGCGATCTAGCCATGATCGCTGGCACGATCAACAGCGGCGGTAATCTGATCTCGTATGTTGACTCAACGACAAGCACCATCGATGGCTCGGCGCAGGGCGACAGTTCCAATGCGCTTCCCGTCAGAATCGGCGCATCTTCCGCTGCCTCGCCAGGGTTCTACGCTAACTTTGAACTCTACGCCGTGTACATCTGGCGGGAGGCGTTGACCGCCTCGGAGCTTGCCGCCATCGCCGCCGATTGGGGTGCAGCATGAGCATGATCGAAGACGGCGGCACTCCTGGCGGCAGGCTGGTCCTGACACCAGAACAGTACGCGCTGATCACCACGCCCGAGGTGCGTGCCACCGTCATCCGCTACGTGCCCGAAGCGGTGATGCTGGTGACTCCTGCGGAGTACGACGGGCTGTACGTCTATGACGATCACCGGCTCAAGGGCACCGAGGTCGACACGATCCTGTACCTGCTCGGCAACCCGTCGGTGCTGGATGCGATCGCAGCGGAGGTGCCTGATGAACCCGAAGTCTAGGCCCGAGTGGATGGACGCAGCGCTCGCCAAGCATGTCAAGCCGGCCGATGTCGCAGCGGGTCGGTCGGACCGTGCCCGCCTGCAGGCGGCGTTGCGCAGCCCGCAGAAGACGATTCGTGATGCGGCCGTGGCGGAGATCCGCGAGCGCGCAGCGGCACGACCGGAACCGCGGAACGTCACGCGCCGGCCCTGATACCCTACGGGGTATGCTTCTCAGCGCCGAAGACATCGCCGCGCTTTCCCCTGAGGCGGCGGAAGAGTACGTACGGGACCTGAAGCGGGTCGCAGCGGTGCGGTCCCCGCTCGATCTGGCCGAGCTGCTAGAGCCGACCACGATCCGCTACCCGCACTCGGAACTCATCAACGACGCCGTGGTTGCGCTCGTCGAGTACCGCCTGTACCGCGACGGCCCAGGGCCTGAGGGCGTCTGGTTGTACCGTACCGAGCAGGACGGCGAGCTGCACCGGGCCGCCAGCGCGCCCGACATCCCCCCGAACGCGGTCGAGTTCTTCGCCGTCCACCCCGACGACGTCGAGGCCCCCGAGAAGGTCGGGGCCCGGCGCGTCATCTTCCAGCTCGCCATCGCGCTCCCGCCCCGGCACGGCAAGAGCTTCATCGTGTCGCAGTGGACGCCGTTGTGGTACTGGCTCCGCTACCCGGACCACGACATCGCGCTGGCCACGTACTCCGACGACTTCGCCTCCAGCCAGTGGGGCACGTGGTTGCGGCGCGCCGTCCACGAGCACCGGGACTTCCTTGGCTACGCCCTCGAAGGCGGCGCCCGGGCCAGCTCCTCGCACTTCAAGCTGTCCGGTGACCCGCGCCCGGCCGCGAAGCTTTCCGAGCGCGACGAGTTCCACGAGGTGCGCCGCACCGGCGGCGGGGTCCGGTTGGTCGGCCGCGAGGGCGCGATCACCGGTACCGGGTTCCAGTTCGGGATCATCGACGACCCGTTCAAGTCCTTCGCGGACGCCAGTTCGCAGGCGAACCGGGAGGCCGCAGCGCGCTGGTACACCTCGACGTGGCGGTCCCGGAAGACCCGTATCCCGGGCCGTCGCTACCCGGTCGAGGTGATGATGTTCACGCGCTGGCACACCGACGATCTGACCGGCCGGTTCGTGCTCACCGAGAACGGAACGGTCCGGCCGGACTGGTACCTGCTGCACCTGCCCGCGATCTGCGACGACCCGACCAACGACCCGCTGCACCGCCCCGAGGGCGCCGCCCTGTGTCCGGCCATCAAGACCCGGGCCGAGCTGCTGCAGGAGCAGGCGCACGACCCGGTCGTGTTCGCTGCGCTGCAGCAGGGCCGTCCGACGGCCGGGGGCACCGGGGCGTTCAACCGCATGATGCTGTACGAGAACAGCGACAAGATCTACGTCACGCTCGACGACCTCGGCGACTCCTGGTTCTCCGTGAACCCGGAGGAGTGCGTCCGGTTCGCCACGATGGACGTGGCCGCTACGAAGAACACGTGGTCCGACTGGACGGTCTTCTCGGCGTGGGACTTCCACATCCCCACCCAGAACCTGTTCCTGGTGTGGCGGGAGCGGCAGCGCATCACGACCGACGTCCAGGCGGACTGGGTGCTGGATCTGTGCCGGGCTTGGAACGTGCGCCACGTGGGCGTGGAGCACAAGACGTTCGGCATCAACCTGGCGCACGCGGTGAACGCCCGCAACGCCGGGGTGATGATGGAGCTGATGAAGATGAAGGGCGACCACTTCACGCGCGCCGCCCCGTACATCGAGATGTGCAAGGCCCGCAAGGTGTTCTTCCCGAAGCAGGCGCCGTGGATCTCGCTGTGGCTGGAGGAGCACGCAGGGTTCCCGCACGCCACCCGGCACGACGACCAGGTCGACACGGGTAGCTTCGCTGTCGAGTACGTGCGCCGGTACCCGTCGAAGGCGGCCACGCCGGACGCGGCACCGGCCGAGGTGCCCCGCCACGAGCGCCGCTTCCAGACGGGTGGACGGCGGCGGGCGATCTGGCAGGGTAGACTCGGTTCCATCTGATCGCTCACCCCGGAGGCCCCCATGCCGATCCTAGAGATCCCCGACTTCGACAACTCGACCATGAACGGTGCGACGTGCTGCGTGTGCGGCGGGCTGGTGATGCCCGAGCACAAGGGCGCGCACCGGCTCGCGTGGATCGAGCACGAGGGCCACTTCGACGTGTGCAACGTCTGCGTCCTGGAGGCCGCGACGCAGCTCGGCGCTCTGTCGGTGCCCACGGCCCGCAAGCTGCGGGACGAGAACCGAGACCTGAAGCGCGACAAGGACCGGCTAGTCAAGCGGGTGCGGCAGCTCGAACAGCTCACCGACACGCTGTCCGCCGAGCTGGCGGAGCGCGCGGCGGAGACCGGGGAGGCGGTGGCATGATCGTCCTCGCCGTGGTGCTCGGGTTCGTGTCGGTGGCACAGATCGTCGGCACGATCGTGCTGGTGAACCGGCTGCTCGATGAGCAGCGCCGGGTCCTGGCCGCGGCCGTGGCCCCGTCACAGTCCGTGGCGACGGCCGTGCTGACCGCCGGGGAGCCGGGGAAGCGAAGCAACAGTTCCGCGGTTGTTCCGGACGCGGACCCCCGCCCCCCGACCAGCTCCGACATCCCGCTCGGGCTGAGCGGGTTCTGATACCCTACGGGGTATGGCTGACAAGGACGCGCCCCGGGACTGGGTCCGCAATCGCTACGCCGAGGGGTACGAGCAGACCCGCGACGCGTGCCGCAACTACTGGCTGAACACGAGCTTCCTGCTCGGTTACCAGTGGCTCACCTTCAACCGGGTGTCGAGCCGGATCGAGCCGATCCCCGAGGACGTGGACCGCATCCAGGCCACGATGAACCGGATGCGAACCAACGTGCGAGCGATCATCTCCACGTTCACGCAGCGCGAGCTGTCCTTCGAGGTGCTGCCGACGGCGGGCGACGACGCGGCCCAGGCCGCCGCGAAGCTCGGCGAGGCGATTCTGGAGGAGACGCGCCGACTGCAGGACTGGGAGGTCAAGCGCGAGGCGTTCGGCTACACGGTCCTGAAGGGCGGCACTGGCGCGATCTGTGTGGAGTGGGACCCAGCTACCCAGTACCCGGTGGCGAACGTGCTGGCGATCCCCGAGTTCGTGGTCGAGCCCGGCACCCGCGACCCGGAGCGCGCCCGGTGGTGGATCAAGCTACAGCTCCTGCCGCCCGCCGAGGTGAAGGCCATGTTCCCGGAGGCGTTCAAGCTCCGCGACCCGGCCGCTGACGCGAACACGGGGACGACGCAGTTCTCGCGGCGCCTGATGAAGGAGCACCAGCAGACCGACGTTCCCCTGACCGCGGTGTACACGTACTA